CTTAGGTTCCCTAGCGTTTTTGTCGTTGACGACACGTTAGAACCTGTAGACCCTCAGATATTTCTAGCAGCTTTTAGTCTGAACGAATCATCGGGCGGCTATAACAATAGACCAAAACATGAAGACGCTTATGACATAGGCGGAAAGTACTGTAAGGGTAAGCAACTCGAGCTTATTCAACAATATGGTTCACAAGCTGCTTGCTCATATAGTAGTTTCCAACTAATGTTTATTTGTTTCTATGAAATGGGATTTACTCCAACACCTCTTCAAGCTGGGAATGATCAGTATGCTCTACCCGTTGTTGTCAAATTCTTCAATAAGAGAATCTTCAAAGATGGAAAAGCGAATGATGTGAATTTCATCTGCCTTGCAGCTGATGCATATAATTCTGGCAACTGGAAAGACAAAAACGTCCCAGCTGATTATATAAAGAAAATTACAAAACATTATCACGAAGCGTGGAATTCAGCGCTATTTGTCCCGACAGTAGACAAAGATGCCCCAAAACCCTGGCAAGGTAATATAAAGTAATGGAAAAATACTATCAAGCATTTGTTGACGAATTCGGAAGAAAGCCGACAAATTTCGTCGAAATAGGATCGAGAGACGGTAATCACGCTGAAGTTTTTAGAAAGTTGGGCGACATAAATCCTCAACGAGTTGTAGCAATCGACCCGCATCCGACATCATTCAAAAGCATTCTTACAAATTATCCCGACTTTAGAGCATATCAATTAGCTATTTCGGATAAACCAGGAATAGTCAAATTCAATGCTATCCCGAATACTTATAATGTCCATGTAATGGGAACAAGTTCGTTGTTAACGATTGCTGAAGATAAAAAACATTTATATCCTCCCGCGAACTGGATAAAAGTGCTAGCCATTACGGGAGAATCACTTCTGGAACTAATTGATTGGTGGGAAATCGACGCATGCAAGATAGATGTTGAAGGATTTACCTATGAAGTTCTAGAAAGTTTTGGACGAAACATTAGAACGTTCAAATCATTACATCTAGAAGTAGAAAAAGACGGTTTTCAAATTTGGGCTAATCAGCATAGTTATTCAGAAATAAGTAAACATCTTACGTATTGGGGATTTAAAGAGATGTATTATTTGCCAATGTTTTGGAACGGCAATCAAGGCGATTCAGTTTGGATGAGAATAGGCGAAAGATCTTAGTAATTTATATATAAACAATTGCATAAATCCATCTGACTTTAAACTCTGCGGTACTAGTCAGATACCGGGAAAGGTTGTGCCATGATGTATAATAATAAACTTGTCTGTTCAGTGAAAGCAAATGGAAAGTTTCTTCGAGAAGACTATCGAGGAAATGATTCTACCGTGTACCTCCCCTTCAAGACGGAATATTCTCTATTCCTCAAAAACCTCTCGGAACGACGTGCCCTGGTTCATGTTGATATTGACGGTAAGAACATGACCGAAGGCGGACTTATCGTAGCAGCGGGTCAATCTGTCGACTTGGAACGACCTGCCAACTTTGGTAAGGGTCGCAAGTTCAAGTTCATCGAGAAGACAGCTGAAATAAGTAACTTCAGAGGAGACAATCCAGAAGATGGCCTGATAGTCATAAAATGGCAGTTTGAATTGCCACCGTTAAACGTCCGTCTAGATCCGTATACTCCGTGGGTAAAACCGACATGGGTTGGCGGTAGGACTCCTGATTGGATTTATAATAATTTTACTGTTACGAGTGGCGGAAGTGCTATTGGCTCGTCCTCAGACACATCGTATGGCGGAAGGAATGTAGAATTCACTAAATGCTGTTCAAACTCAAGTTCAAATTATAGCGATCAGAAGCTTGGAGCAGCCTCCGGCGCATCAATGCCTCAGGGAATTACAGTAGAAGGAAGTAAGTCGAATCAGAATTTCTCTGCTGGTTATATCGGAAATCTAGAAGGAACACTCTATTCGATGGTGATCAAGCTTTACGGTGGCCAGAGACCCATATACGTAAAAGAAAAGATTCAATGTCCAACATGCGGCAGAAAATGGAAGACAAGCTTCGAATTCTGCGGCAATTGTGGGACAGCTCTAAAATAATCTAAGGAGATGCGGGTTCTCCCCTATCATGGAGATTAAATCAGATCAATGAGAACGTTCTGAGCCCGCTTCATTTCACATGGCACAAAAACTCTATCTAATAAAGAACGACAAGTATAGACTCGACATTACTGTTTTCAACAAAGAATTCGAGAAGATTAAAAGTGGTAGGTCAAAATACAACTACAGATTCTCCATCAAAGAGAAATTCTCTGAAGGAGCCCTGGAGTCGTATGCTGCAAATTTGATGGATTCGAATTTAGGATTCAGCCTAAATAGTCAACTGAATTTTGGAATGTATCTCTACGTAATAGAGAAAATCAATCTTGTAGGTGAAACTGAAGAAGAATTAGCATACGGATTTATTGAAATTCTCCCCGATATAGCAGCAGTCCCTCTTTAGCACATCTGCGTCCATAGCGTATAAATAAACATCGCAGCACAACGCGACAGCCTGGTCAGGCTTCAACATGCCCTTCTGAATGTTGGATTCTATGATACTGCTTCTTCTTGCGATCTGAGACGTTTTCGGTAATTCGAATTTGGGTTATAAATTCCTTTTCGTGATTCTGACAATTTTTTACGATATTCTTCAGACCTCGGAGGCCTTTTAGATCCTAAATTCACTATTCTTAATTTTTCTTTATGTTCGGCGCTTAAATGTTTTCCATAAAATGGATTATTTTCTCCTGAAAATGCGTCGCTTATTTTCTTTCTATGACTGTCAGAAAATTTCTTACCCTTCCAATAATCACTTCCTTCTCCACCAGCAGTGATGTTATATCCAATATCTTGATTTCTGGAATTATAATAATCGATCCAATAAATCTCTTTATCATTTAAATCTTTTTTATTTGCAGCAGTGTCAATTATCTCTTTATAGAAATTTTCTTTGCCATATTTTTTTATAGCTCTCCTAAGAAAAACACCCGAACCAAGATATTCATTTCGAATAGTTGATTTACAACTGTTTTGCGCTTTTCCGATATAAATTTTTCCATCTATATTATTTGTTGTTTTATATATTATTCCAAACATTTCGTATCCATTTCAAACATTTGAATATCGACTTCTAATTTCACTTTTTCATTTTCTTTTAACTGTTTTTTTGACACATTCGAATTTATAATTGATGAATCGTCTATTCCTAAAAATGTAAATACGACGTCTTCTGCATTTTTAGTATAGTTTGCAACGTCCTTTTTGCGCAACTGCTGATACTTACTAGATTTAGTCAGCCAGTTGTCCCAAGCGATGTATTTGACGGTGGTGTAATAATATTGCGGGTGGTCTGCTAAATAGCCTTTAAGTTCTGGGTAGTTTGTATCGAGATAGTCTTGAACTTTCTTTTTAGCAGCTCTGTAATTCCCCGAATAAATAAATGCTTTTCTATTGCCCCTTGCGGGGATCATCATGCTGTTGACTGATCCCTTAAGCTCATCAAGCTGTATCATTATTGATACTGATTTCAAGATCTTCCGGTTCAATTTTTATCAAATCCTCCAGATCTACAATTCCAGACAGGAAGAATGTATTTGCGATTGCTTGCATTTGTATGTGCGCTAATTCGAGAATGCTTTCTTGATCCATTGCTTCAATAAATTCATGGATAAGAGTCTTCTTTTTCTTCTCTTCTGCTAGTTTGATATTTAAATAAATTTTCTGATTTTGAGCGTCACACAGCCCTGAAAAATTCTCGCACTTCTCACCGAACAGTTTCTGTAAACTCTGTTCGTGCTGAGTGCCCTCATACAGCTTAGAGAGATCTTCTGGCAAAAGCTGGATAATTTCGTATTGAATACCCATTACCGAGATTTGTTTCATATCGTCTCCAATAAAGTGGGCGGCCCATAGGGCCGCCCGACAGTTTATTATTTCTTCAAACGCCCGTTTCGAACTTCAAGAATATTCTTCTTTTCAGCCCGAATAATATCAGAAATCTGCTTGAGGCCCTTCCTGAGTCGACCTCCAGCTGCATTCACTTCCTTGTCATAAAACTTGTTGATGTCTTCATTAAGACCTTCCACGACCGTAATGATCGCGGCATAAGCTTGTTTACCCGATTGTGACATATGTTCCTCCAGTAGGATTAGTCTTCTTCTTTCACGAAGAATTGCAGAATATTTGAGGGTGTGCTATTGAAATCTCTAAAGCTATAATCAACTAAATTAGTGCTATACAGCAAAGAAATAGCCTCGAAAACGTTTCTTTTTCCTTCTCTCGACCCCCACGTAAGTTCACCGAGAACCTCGAGATCTCTAAGCAAAATAGGACGATTTACCAAACGAATCATTTGATAAACAGCCTGGGGAGATCCCGACTCCAAATGTAAAAGAGATTCTGATTCATCGCAATATGCCAATAACAATTGAACGATTAGACTGTTATCTGCACTTCTAATAAAACTCATGAACTCTGAGGAAATTGCAGGGTCCTCATTGAATTTGAGAAGCATGACTTCTCGAAACTTTTGAAATCTCGTGGACGCCTTGATTTTACCCCTCATGCAGCGCTCCTTCTTGTAGAATTTTGATATAGTATTCCTTTGCACGTTCAAAAACCAGTCGCTTCAATAGCTTGAAGTCGATGGTTGGATTCTTGAGTCTCTTGAGAATGTCATTCATGTCCTCAGTAATAATATCATACCAAACCATGTTGATAAGTTTAGGAATAGCTTCCATTCCTGGTCTTTCAGACTGGGTGTCGGCGATCTTGTTTCTAATCTTTTCGACACGAGCTTTCGTTACATACTGCTCCTGAATCGCCAATTCGATGGCATTTGGTTCGACAGACTTCTTAACGCTCTTGACTTCTTTAAACGTTTCGTGAAGAAGCTTACCGTAAGGAGTGCGCCCCCACTTATTGCAAAAATCATAGTTCTTAATTACGATTCCTTCGCGAAAAGGAGCGTCGTAGTTAGACGGTAACTCTAACATCGCCTTCAAATCATCCATCGAGGGATTTTCTATCCATTTGTCGTATTTGATGAAGTTAATTCCAACGGAATGAAGATCTTGCCAAGATCTATGACTTTCAATTCCGATGTATTGTTGTTTGATAGAGTCGTAGATGTCAAAAACATAGAACTGATTATAGGCCTCAGGCGCGTATGGGAGAGTATGTTTGATCAGCCATTCGCCCATAAGAATGAAATTAGGATGGATATCGAAAAATTGCTTGAACTTATTTCTATATTTCCAAACATACGCGACAAATCCTCTGAACGTGTCGCCAGAAATGAGGTTGTCGCCGACGCAAAGAACACGATTACGACTAGCACACGCAATCTCGCCAGTCTCGGTGTCTAGATAGACCTGTGCATTGGCACCATCAATCTTCTCAAAAATGTAGCAACCGCCATTGAGAAGGCCATCGCACTCTTCTTTTTCTAGACGTTCAACTTTAGAATAATTATGAAATGTGCTCACTATCTCTAGTCCTTTACCTTGAGATACTTTTTACCATAATTGGGATTATCTTTACCTTTTCGGCCATACATTGGATTTTTCTCGCCCTTATGATTGATACCTATCTTCGCAATGCTGAGTTTCTTTCGCGTTTCTTCCGAGACATATCTTCCGAAGTTCGGATTATTCTCTCCCACTCTTCCAAACATCGGATTGTTTTTTCCTTTTCGTCGACCATCAGAACACGTTATGCTATTAGATAAACTGCTTTTTTGTTTTGATTCTTCAGAATGATGTCTTCCAAACATCGGATGATCGCAGCCCGGCAAACTTCCGCCTTTACCTCCAAGATGAGAGTTATAGCTCATTGGATTCTCAACCATTGCCTTGTTTACGATAAAGCCTTCGTCTTCATATGCTTCTTTAGCTGTATCATAAAGAAGTTTTGTTTCTCGTCTAAAGTTTTCTTTACCGTATTTCTTTATAGCTTTTCGAAGCACGGTTCCAGAACCCGAATAACCGTCGTTTTCGTCAATAGAATCGTGGACACCCCAGTAAAACTTTCCGTTTACTAGATTTGTTGTTTTGTATATGTTGTATTGTTTAGTCGGCAATTGAGCACACCTCATTAAGAACATTATACTATAAATGTAGTTGATTGTAAACTAAAAATATTTGAAAGAAAGCACAGGGTTAGAATATCCACCGTAGAGTCGCTTCTTAGCATCGGCAATAAGACTATCAATATATTCGAACTTCGATTTGGATATCGTCTTTTTGACAGGGTTAGCGAAGCTCATGGCCTTTTCTTCATTTACACCACGAACCTGTTGCATCGTCGATATCACAGTTTCCGATGTCAAAGACGATGTATACGTAAAAGGATTCACGAACGGGTTATTTGCCGCCACAGGCATCTCCTTTGTTCGACGTTCTACTTCATGTCTGAGTTTTCTGGCGAGCTGATGAAAAACATTCATGACGACATTACTACGGGCAAGTGACTGAGTTGCAGTAACGTAGTACGGGTGGTCGAATATAACAGTCCGAGGAAGAGCTGCTCGAACATATAGAGT